CGCCGGCGCCTAAGAGTGCTGACACACAGCCCGTTACCGACAACCCCGAGCCCGACCCCGAGGGGGCAGACGAATGACCACTCGCCTACGCGAGCTGCGCACGCGCAGCGTCGACGACGCGGCCGTCGCGCTGCGCGAGGCCGCTGATGCGGCGCCGGTGTTCGTCGGTAAGCCCATCGTCTACAACTCGCGCACGGCCATCGGCAACCCGCTCAAGTGGGGTTTCTACGAGGAAGTTGCGCCCGGCTCGGCGACCAAGACGTTGCAAGAGGGAGACATTCGGTTCCTCGTCGACCACGAGACGTCGATGCCGGTGTCGCGCTCGTCGGCCGGCACGCTACGCCTCGTCGAGTCGGACGCCGGTGTCGCCGTCGACTCTGACCTTAACGTCGCCAAGAGCTACGTTGCCGACCTCGTCGAGAACCTGCGCGACAAGACCATCACCGGCATGTCGTTCGGCTTCATCGTCACCAAGGACGAGTGGTCGACGATCGACGTGGGTACGGCCGACGGTCAAACCGTCGAGGCCGACCTCCGTGTCATCCGAGAGTTCAAGCTGCTCGAGGTGTCGGCCGTGACGTTCCCGGCCTACGAGGACACCGAGGCAGGACTACGCAAGATGACCGCCGCGATTCGCGCGCTCCGTGAGGGCACCCTCACTGACGCCGAAATCGAGGCACTACAGCTTGCCGGCCGTGCAGCCGGCGAGCGCCAGCCGGCCGATGCCACTGGCGCGACAGAGACACAGCCGGTTGCCGCCACTGTGCCCGCACGTTTGCGCTTCATGCGCCACGACGCGCTAGCCGCGTTGATGCCGCGCACGTAGCGCCGTCCCCTCCGTTCACCTAGCCCGCGCCGTGTCGGCGTCTGGGCCGATCCCACATGGGAGCGCATCATCATGACTCGATTGCAGCGACTTATCGCTGAGCGAGCGACCGCATGGGCGGCAGCTCAGGACATCCGCGAGCGCGTCGAGCGCGAGCAGCGCGTCGACCTCACCACCGACGAGGACACCGCCTACACGGCCGCCCTCGACACCGTCGAGCGTCTCACCAAGGACATCGCCACCGAGGAACGCGCCGAGCGTCTCTCAGAGGTCGACTACCGCGGTGTCATCGACGCCGGCGACGTCGCGCCCGACGCCGACGAGGACGTGGCCGCGCAGTACCGCGCCGCGTTCGACACCTACATGCGCCGCGGCGCGAGCAAGCTGACGGACGCGCAGGAACGTCTGCTCGAGACGGCCTCGGCCGAGCTCCGTACGTCCTCGGGTCAGTCCGAGGGCACCACGACGCTCGGTGGCTTCACCGTCCCGCAGAGCTTCCTGGTGAAGATCACCGAGACGCTCAAGGCGTACGGCGGCATCTTCGGCGTGGCCAACGTCATCGAGACGACCGACGGCCGCACCCTGCCGTGGCCGGGCAACGACGACACCGGCAACGTCGGCTCGATCATCGGCGAGAACGCGGCCGACTCGACGCTCGACCTGTCGTTCACACAGCAGTCCCTCGCCGCTTTCACCTACACGTCGAATCTGATTCGCGTGTCGCTCGAGCTGGCGCAGGACTCGGCGTTTGACCTCGAGGCGTTCGTCGCCAAGAAGATCGGCCAGCGCATCGGCCGAGCTGTCGCGGCGCACCTCGCCACGGGTTCGGGTGCGGGTCAGCCTAAGGGCATCGACACTGCCCCGACGACCGGCAAGACCGGCCTCGCGGGGCAGACCACCACGGTCATCTACGACGACCTCGTCGACCTCATCCACTCGGTCGACGCGGCCTACCGCAACGGCGGCAACTGCCGCTTTGCGATGGCCGACCTGTCGCTCGCGGTGGTCCGCAAGCTCAAGGACACTCAGGGCCACCCGTTGTGGCAGCCGAGTGTCGTTGCGGGCGTGCCTGACACCCTGCTCGGCTACGGCGTCACGGTCGACAACGGTCTGCCGGCCATGGCGGTCAGCGCCAAGTCGATTCTGTTCGGCGACTTCAACGCCGGCTACATCGTCCGCGTCGTGCGCGGTGTCGAGGTCGCCCGGCTGAGCGAGCGTTTCGCCGATCAGCGTCAGGTCGGTTTCTTCGGCTTCATGCGTCTCGACGCCAAGCCGGACGACGCCGCCGCCGTCAAGGCGTACGTCAACTCCGCAACCTGATCCACCCCACTACAACCGCGGGCCGAGCCACTACCCCGGCTCGGCCCGCGGCCGGTTCGACACCGAAAGGACACGGCGTGGTCGCGGTTCGCTTCATCACCTCTGCCGCCGGCGGCATCACGGCCGAGCCCGACGAGGTCGTCGAGCTCACCGAGGCCGAGGCCGACGTGTGGTGTGACGGCGTGCGTGCCGAGCGCGTCAAAGTCGACCCGCCGGCGCGGCTTCCCCGTGAGCGGGCCACTAAGGCCGGGCGCGAGGTGCGCGGGTGAGCGTCGTGACGCTCGCCGAGGCCAAGCAATACCTGCGCATCACGGGCGACAACAACGACGTCGTTATACAGGCCATCGTCGATGCGTGCACCGAGCAGTGTGACTCGTGGTTCGGCAACGTCGCGGCTCGATCGGTGACCGAATGGCACGACGGCGGTGGCTCGACCATCACCCTCTATGAGCCACCGCTCATGTCGGTCGAGTCGGTCACCGAGTACATCCTCAACACGCCCTACGTCCTCACCGAGCAGCCGTTGACCGGCGCCGTGACGCAATGGGGCTACACCCTCGAGCTCTCTTCGTGCCAGCTCACTCGCCGCGTCAACGGCCTCGTGTCGGTGTTCGCCTACGGCACCCGCAACGTCGAGGTCGTCTACACGTCCGGCCGCGCCACCGTGCCGGCCGACATCCACCTAGCCGCGCTCGAGGACATCCGCGGCCTCTGGCAGCAGACACAGCAGGGCGGCCGCCCGAGTTTCCAGGGCAGCGCGCAAGAGGGCGATTGGAACGTCGGCCCGATGCATCAATTCCCGCGCCTCGCCGCACTGGCAGACGGCTCAGAGAAGCTGCCCGGCCTCGCATGACGATCCCCGTGCCGACTGTGCCGGCCGTCCGTGCGGCGCTCTACACGGCGCTCGTCGCGGCATGCACACCCGACACCGACGTTGACTTGCTCGTCCGCTACGACGAGCCCGGCCCGTATCAACCCGAGGACATCGTGTCGGTGGGCGACGTCACGACCCGCACAACCGAGCCACTCGCGATGGTCGGCGGAATGGGCGCACTGGCGCTCAACGAGGCCTACAGCGTCGAGGTGGTCATCGACGTGTGCCGGTCAGGCGACGACCCCGGCCAGGTGACCACCGAGCGCGCATGGGCACTCGAGGCGCAGGTCGAAACCGTCGTGCGGACTGACCCGACGTTCGGCGGCAATACGTGGATCGCTCGCCCCGGTCAGTCTCGCAGCGAGTCAGAGTGGACCGAGGATCACGGTTGGTTCCGCGTGCGCATCACAGTCTCGGTCGACGTCGAGGCGGCGATCTAACCCTTGTTGCGGCCGATGCGCATGCCTAGCCGCATCGCGCCGGACAACTCGGGCGCCTCCTGCTCGGGAACTACGCCACCCACCGCCGCGCGAATCGAGCGCAGCTCCGCAAGCACCTCGCCGAGCAACTCGACCTGACGCTCGGCGAGTTTCGCCTGCTCTACCTGTTTCCCGTAGTCCGCGAGGCCCATGGCTCGCACCTCCCAATCGTCCACCGCCGAGCGGCACCGCTCAACGGCGTCACTCAATCATGCCAGGAGGCCGCTCGTGCCCAAGTTCGTCTATAGCGGCGACGACGGCCGCTATTACTCGGAGCTCGGCCTCACGGTCAACGACGGCGACGAGGTCGAGCTCGACGCCGACCCCGGTGATGGTCGGTTCGCGCCTGCCGACCCCGGCAAGGGCGACGCGCCCGAGTACCCCGACGCACCGGATGCACCGGATGCGCCCGAGCACACCGCCGATGTCACGGCCACCGCCGAGGCCGAGCACACCGACGACCAACCCACAGGGGGTCAGTAACCCATGCCCATCGCGTCGAATCTGTCATTCCTCGGCATCGCCAAAGAGGCCGTGCCGGGCACGCCGGTCGCCGCTACGGCGTTCCTCCCGGTGACGTCGATGGCGCCGGCCATCAAACAGATTTACCTACCTGACGAGGCGTTCCGCGCCTCACAGGCCAAGACCTTCGCCGAGATTGCCGGCCCGCAGTACGTCGAGTACGGCTACGACGGGCCCGCGTTCGCCGACGCGATCGGGTGGGCGCTTGTCGGTGTCCTCGGTGATGTCGCGACGACCGGCGCCAGCGCGCCGTTCACGCACACCGCGGCGCTCAAGAACGACGGCCAGCCGGCGACCTACACTCTGTCGGACTACAACGGGTTCAATACCCGCCAGTTCGCCGGGTGCAAGTTCTCCGAGCTTGGCCTCAAGTTCGCCGGCAACAGCACCCTCGACACCTCCATCAAGGCCGTCGGCCGCGCCGGCGCCACGAGCACCAAGCCGACGCCGTCGTGGTCGTCCGTCGTGATGACGCCGGCATGGCTTGGCGCCGTCACCATCGGCGTCGCTAGCTCGTCGCTCATCGTCTCGGGTGACCTCACCATCAAGCGCACCGTCGAGCCCATCCTCAATGTCGACGGGCAGGCGGGCCCCTACGACGTGTTCGCCGGTGGCGACCTCGAGTGCACCGGCTCATTCGTCGCCGTCTACGAGGACGACACCCTCTATGCCAACTACACCGCGGGCACAACCACCGCGCTCGATTTCAACTGGTTGACCGGCGCTGGCGCCGCGCTCACACAGATCAAGCTGCACATGTCGTCCGTGCAGATCGACGACGCGCAGATCAACCGCGGCTCGGGCAAGTACGTCGAGCTCGCGTGCAAGTTCACGGCCAACGCCACCGCGGCCGACGCCGGCGGCACGGGTGGATTCGCGCCCATCAAGGCCACCCTGCAAAACGCGCTCCCGACCGGCACTTACAAGTAACAATCACCAAGGGGACAGGGGACACAATGAGCACCACCATCGAGATGCCCGACGGCCTCGGTACTGCGA